CTGTTTTTCTCGCATCCACAGTTCAGACTTCGGGGGTAGGCGATGGCGGCGCCAAGGACGCCGGTAGGCAAGGCGAAGGTCACGGGCGCAGCGATGCGCAACCCGAAACGGCACGCGGACCGAGCCGAGCCGCAAACCGGCTCACTCGGCGGAGCTCCAATGCACCTCGACAAATATGCGAAGCGTGCGTGGGAGCGGTTCCGAGCTGAGCTCCCATGGCTCACCTCGGGTGACAAAGCGCTTCTCGAAATCGCTTCGTTGGTCCGCGGCGAGATGCTGAAGGGCGAGATTCCCGGCGTCACGAAGCTCAGCATGTACCAGTCAGTGCTCAGCAAGCTTGGCGCGACGCCCACCGATCGGAGCAAGGTGACCCTGCCCGATGACGAAACGGAGGAAGACGAGTTCTTCGGTAGCTGCTGACCCGACAGAAGACCGCGCGACCGACTGGGCCCGCGCGGTCGTCGCTGGCGAAATCGTCGCAGGCCCGCACATTCGCAACGCTGCACGGCGTCATCTTGACGATCTCGTGCACGGTTCCGAGCGCGGGCTGACCTATGATCTGTCCGCGGCGCAGCGTGTCATCCGGTTCTTCGAGACCCGGCTGCGGCTGAACGGTGGGCAGTTCGAAGGCAAGCCCTTCAAGCTGGCGCCCAGCCAGTCTTTCAAGCTGGGCGCGATCTTCGGGTGGAAGCGGGCGGACGGCACGCGCCGATTCCGGCGCGCTTATATCGAAGAGGGCAAGGGCAACGGAAAGTCACCGTTCGCTGCGGGCATCGGCCTTTACGGCATGCTCGCGGACAACGAACCGGGCGCTGAGATCTACGCGGTGGCGGCGAAGCGCGAACAGGCGATGATCCTGTTCCGCGATGCTGTCGCGATGGTCGATCAGTCGCCCGATCTTTCAAGCCGGATGACGCCCTCGGGTGGGCCCGGCAAGGTTTACAACCTGGCGCACCTACCGAGCGGGTCCTTCATGCGGACCCTCTCACGCTCGGCGGGGTCGACGGGTTCAGGTGTTCGGCCTCATATCGGGCTCGCGGACGAGGTGCACGAAGCGCCGAACCGCGACGCGATCGAGATGGTCGAGCGCGGTTTCAAGTTTCGCCGGCAGCCCCTGCTGCTGATGATCACGAACAGCGGGAGCGATCGCAACTCAATCTGCTGGGAAGAGCACGAGCATGCTGTCCGGGTCGCGGCTGGCACGCAGACGCCGGGCGAGGACTTCGTCTATGTCGGCGAGGTCATTGACGATACGACTTTCAGCTTCGTCTGCTCGCTTGACCCGAAGGACGACCCGCTCAACGATCGATCCTGCTGGGTGAAGGCGAACCCTCTGCTCGGCACGATCCTGACGGAGGACTATCTCGCTGACGTCGTCGCCCAAGCGAAGGCCCTGCCAGGCAAACTGAACGGGATCCTTCGCCTGCACTTCTGCATGTGGACGGATGCGGAGACAGCATGGATGGCACGCGCAACGCTCGAGCCTTCGATCGCCGACTTCGACCCGGCCATTCATCACGGCAAGCGCGTGGCTCTCGGGCTGGATCTCTCGCAGTCGCGAGACATCACTGCACTCGCCGCGGTCGTCGAGACCGGCAAGGTTGTCGGCGGCGAGCACGATGGCAAGCCGACCTTCGATGCATGGATCGAGGCTTGGACGCCGGGCGATACAATCGGGGCCCGCGCGCTGCGCGACAAGGCCCCTTACGATGTCTGGGTGCGGCAGGGTCACCTGCACGCGCCGAAAGGCGAGATGATCAGCTACCGGCATGTCGCCCAGGCGGTGGCCGAGTACGATCGAGACTTCGACGTCGGCGCGCTGGGCTATGACCGGTACGCCTACAAAAAAGGTTTCCAGCCGGAGCTCCACGCTTTCGGCATTACGATCGAGGAAGTTGAGCACCCTCAGGGTGGCACCAAAAAGGGCAAGCCGACCGAGGCGATGATTGACGCAGCGAAGGCCAAGGACGCCGAACCGGAGGGGCTATGGATGCCCGCCTCAGTGAAGGCGCTCGAGGAACTGCTGTTCGAACGACGTATCCGCATCCGGCGTAACCCGGTCCTGATCTCGGCGATGATGTCGGCGGTCACGGACGAGGATCGCTGGGGCAATTACTGGCTCGCGAAAGAGCGGGCCGTGAACAAGATCGACGCAGCCGTAGCGCTGTGCATGGCAGTGGGGGTGGCGATGGCAATGCCGACTTCCAACGGTGTCGATGACTGGCTTGCGAGCTTGGGCGCATGAGCGGTTACAAGCTCTCGTCTCGGGCTGCTGCTGCTGAGCGGCGCTACGGTGCCACTCGGACCGATGCCCGCAAGGATATCGAGCAGTGGCGCGGCAACGGTGTTGCTCACCACGACCGCGACAACTTCGTAACGAACCGCGTCACGCTCGCCGATTATACGGATGGCGGCGGCGCGGGCGCGGTCGGGATCGCGGCAACTTGGGCTTGCGTCAATCTGCTGGCGGGCACGATCGCGTCCCTGCCTCTGATGATCTACCGCAAGGTCAACGGAGCGCGGGAGGTATTCAAGGACCACTGGCTCTATGGGCTGATCCACGATTCGCCGAACCAGTATCAAACGGCGGTGGACTTCTGGGAATTCGAGTGCGGCTCGATCGAGCTCCACGGCAACGCCTATGCCGAGAAGCGCATGATCGGCGATCGCATCACGTCGCTGATCCCGATCCGTCCGGATCTGATGAAGGTGCGCCGGCTCGGGACTGGTGAGCTTGAATACTCTTGGTCGGAGAACGACAAGGCGAACGTGCTGCCAGCTTCGCGCGTGCTGCACATCCGCGGCGCTGGCGGGGGCTTCCTAGGAGGTGCCTCGCCGCTGACTGTTTGTCGTGCCTCGTTCTGCAACGCGCTGTCAGTAGAGCACGCCTCCGGCAGTATGTTCGCAAAGGGTGCGCTGCCCAGCGGTGTACTATCAACCGACAAGCCGCTCACCGGTCCGCAGCGACAAACCGCGGAAGCACTGCTCCAAGAGAAGTTCGTCGGTGCACTGAACGCTGGCCGCCCCATGCTGCTCGACAACGGGTTGAAGTGGGAGCAGCTGACGATCAGCCCCGAGAACGCGCAGATGCTGGAGAGCCGCAGGTTCTCCGTGGAAGAGATCTGCCGGGTATTCGGCGTACCACCGCACATGATCGGGCATACCGAGAATAGCACATCGTGGGGCACCGGGCTTGAGCAGCAAACGCTGGGGTTCCAAAAGTTCACCCTTCGGCGTCGCCTGAAGCGTATCGAGCAGTCGATCGAGAAGCAGCTGCTGACCGATGCCGACCGCGCGGCTGGTGTCACGGTGGAGTTCAGCCTCGAAGGTCTGTTGCGCGCAGACAGCGCTGCTCGGTCCGCCTTCTATCGTGAAATGACCAACATCGGCGCGATGACGATCAACGAGGTTCGCGCCTTGGAGAACCTGCCTCCCGTCGCCGGCGGGGACGTCCCTCGCATGCAAATGCAGAACGTCCCGATCACCACGCCTCCCGCGCTTGCCCAGTAAGGAATCCTCATGATCCAGACTAAGAACAGTGGGGTTCCGCTGGAGGTGAAGGACATCTCCGCAGTGGGCTCGATCAAGGGCTACATCTCGATCTTCGGTAACGTCGACAGCTACGGCGAGATCGTCGAACCTGGCGCGTTCGCCGAGACGCTCGCCAAGTCCGCAAAGAGCGGGCGCAAGGTGAAGTTGCTGTGGCAGCACGATCCTCATCAGCCCATCGGGGTTTGGGATGAAGTCGGCGAGGACCGCAAGGGTCTCTGGGGCGAAGGCCGGCTCCTGATCGAGCAGTCGCCCAAGGCACGAGAAGCCCACGGATTGCTCATGGAGGGTGCGCTCGACGGGCTTTCGATCGGATACCGCACGGTCAAGTCCGAGCCGAAAGCCGGCAAGGAAGGCATCGTTTCATTGACGAAGCTCGACCTGCTGGAAGGCAGCGTCGTCACCTTCGCGGCCAACGAGCGCGCGCGTGTCGAGGTAGTCAAATCCATTCTGGACGCCGGCAGTATGCCGACCGTCCGCGAGTTCGAGGGGCTTCTGCGGGATGCAGGATTCTCGAAGGCGAAGGCTGCGGCAATCGCAGCCGGCGCGACGCCGCATCTTCGGGGGGATCCTGAGGCGAAGGCGAACGATGCGGCCGATTTCTGGCGAGCCATGATCGGCTGATTTCATTCTTCTCTGCCTAAGAAAGGGCAACCAAATGCGTAAACTGATTCTGATGAGCGGTGCGATCGCAGCGCTCGGCGCCATGTCACCTGCCGAACGCTCCAAGGGCCGGTACATGCGCGGCCCCGACGGGCACGAGGGCGGGGGCAAATCGGCGTCCGAGCTGGCGACCGAGGCCAAGGCGGCGTTCGATACCAAGCACAACGCGGTCAAGGAAATCGCCGAGAAGGCGCTCGCCGAGGCCGCCAAGGGCATTGAGATGTCGGGCACCGTCAAGGAGCTTGCCGACCAGGCGATCACCGGCATGAACGAAGCCAAGTCGCGGCTGACCTCGCTCGAGCAGAAGCTCGACGCGCGCGAGACCCCGGAACGGCACGACATCACCGCAGGCGAGCGCTTCACCAATGACGAGGGCTTTAAGGCGTTTGCCGGCGAGACCCGACCCCGCGGCCGCATTCTCGTCAACGTGAAGGACATCTCGTCCCTCACGACCGCGGCGCCGGGTTCGGTCGGCACGATGGTCCAGCCGGAACGCGCCAGCCCGATCATGCTCCCTCAGCGCCGCATGACCGTGCGGGCGCTGCTCGCGCCCGGCACGACGTCGAGCAACCAGATCGAATACGATCGCGAGATCGGCTTCACCAACAACGCTGCCCCGGTGGCGGAAGGTGCTCTGAAGCCACAGTCCGAGATCCAGTACGGCGAAGAGAAGGCAGACGTCCGGACCATCGCCCACTGGATGCGCGCCTCGGTGCAGATCCTTGCCGATGCCCCCGGGCTTCAGTCGATGATCGATCAGCGCCTCCGCTATGGCCTCGCCTATGTCGAAGAGCAGCAGCTGCTCAACGGCTCGGGTGTCGGCCAGAACCTGGAAGGTCTGGTCACCGCTTCGACGGCGTACAGCGCGCCGCTCGTCGCCTCGCAGATGATCGATACCGTTCGGTACGCGATGCTGCAGGTTGCCCTGGCTGAGTACCCGCCCAACGGCATCGTGCTCAACCCCATTGACTGGGCGTACATCGAGACGCTGAAGGACGGCGAAGGCCGCTACCTGATCGGCAACCCGCAGGGCACCATCGGCGCCCAGCTGTGGGGCCTCCCGGTCGTGCCGACCCAGGCGATGGGCGTCGACAAGTTCCTCGTCGGCGCGTTCGATCTCGCTGCTCAGATCTTCGATCGTCAGAACGCGACGGTCGAGGTCAGCACCGAGGACCAGGATAACTTCGTGAAGAATAAGGTCACGATCCGAGCCGAAGAGCGGCTCGCACTCGCAATCTACCGTCCCGAGGCTCTCGTCTACGGCGACCTCGGGCGCGTCGCATAATACTTCGGGGGCTGGGAAACCGGCCCCCGTCTTCATCAGCCCCGCCCGCGGGGTTCATGCAGACGGAGGAAGTCACCATGATTATCAAGGCAAAGCTGCTGAAGCCCCTCGATGGCCGAGCGGTCGGCGAACATGTCGAGTTCAGCCAAGCGGACTTCGACCGGCTCTTCCTGCGCTGTGCGGTGGAGGCGGTGCCGGCGTTCAAGGCGGCACCTCCGCTGACGAACAAAATGGCAAAGACGCCCGCGAACAAGTCGCAAGGCTAACCCCTTCGCCGTCGGCTGCCCCCTTGCCGACAGCGATCCCCTTTCAAGCGAGGTGATGTATGGCAGAACCTGTCACCCTCGCTGAAGCGAAGAAGCATCTCGACGTGCTGCGCGATGATCAGGACGACATGATCGAGTCCATGATCACCGCAGCGCGCGAGTGGGTCGAGAACTATACCGGGCTGTCGTTCAACGGCGATGCGGTGACGCAGACGTTCCGGTGCTTCCGCGCTGGAATCACGCTGCTGGTCTGGCCTGCCGACGATGATGCCGAGGTGACGGTCGCCTATCTCAACCAGGCGGGCGAACCCGTCGAGGTCACCGGCGCCCGGCTATGGCGAGCCGCTAAACCGGCCCGGCTACTCCCGCCCCTCAACGGCGCGTGGCCCACGGATGCGGACGGCACGATCGCCGTTACCGTCCAGGGGGTCCCCTTCTCGCTGAAGGCTGCGATGCTGCTCATGGTCGGCGACCTGTACAACCAGCGCGAGGAAACCGCAGTCGGCGTCAGCATCTCCGCTTCCGGCGCGGTCGATAACCTCTGTCATCCCTATCGTATGCCGGTGATCGGATGAGCATGGAACGCCGCAGCTTCCCGATGAGCGAGCTCCGTATCATCGCCCCCGCACCGCCCACGACCTTGCACCATCCCGGTTCGATGGTTCGGCTTAACAGTGGTGGGCCGGTCGGCGTGGTCGAGGCCGTCGATGAAGATGACCATGTCGCGGTGCTGTGGCTGGTTGTCCCGACGCAGCGTTCGATCCTGCCCATGCAGTGCGTGTCGAAGGTGATCGGCTGATGCGCGCGGGCCGCCTCGACCGTCAGATCGGGATCTGCAAATATGCGATCGTCACAAACGCGGGCGGGGATGACGTCGAGGGCTTCGCGCCCGCAGTCGTCGTTCCGGCCAGCCTCAAGCGACTGCCGGGTAGCGAGCGGCTGCAGAGCGCGGAGAATGCCGCGACCGCGCCGACCGTATTCCAGATTCGCTGGGACCCGCGCTTCGATCCTGACGCGCCGACCGGTCTCAATGCGAAGGACCGGATCGAATACCCGAAGGCGTCGGGTCGGTTCCTGAACATCACCAGCGCGATCGAGATCGGTCGCCGTGACACGATTGAGATCACCGCGATCGGGGATGCAAGCTGATGGCGGGCGGGTTCACGATGAAGGTCGACGGGCTCAAGGATCTCGGCCGCGCGCTCGACGAGCTGCCGAAGACAACCGCGCGCGCAACGCTGCGACGGGTCGGCGTCAAGGCGCTCCAGCCGTTCGACAAGGCGTGGCGCGCGAACGCTGAGCGCAACCGCCTGACCGGCGCGCTTGATGGGTCGGGTGGTGTCGGTACGAAGCTCACGCGACGCCAGGCGCAGCAGGCCAAGAAGGCCGGCGATAAGTCCTTCGTTGAAGTCTACGCTGGGCCGAACAATCCCGCGGCAGTGCCCGCGGAGTTCGGCACCGTCGACCAGCCCGCTCGCCCGTTCATGCGGCCAGCCTTCGATGCGACGGCCGGTCAGATACTGCAGATCACCGCAGACGAACTTGGTGGCGAAATCGACAAGTCGGCGAAGCGCCTAGTGCGCAAGGCCGCCAAGCTGGCAGCGAAGGGCTGAACGATGAGCATGAGCGGCGACCTACGCGATCGGCTCAAGACCGGCACTGTCGCTGCCGCGCGCATCTATCGGGACGAGCGGCCGCCCAAATCGCCCCTTCCCGCGGTCCGCATGCAGGTCGTCAGCGACCCCCGCCCGTCCACCATGGAGGGTAGGCAGGCCCTGCGTGAAACGACCGTGCAGTGCGACTGCATGGGCACCGAGCGCGCCGAGGCCGACCAACTTGCCGAGCAGGTGATCGCGATCGCCGAGCAGGCAGGCACCGTCGGCACAACCAGTTTCCAACGATCCTTCGTCGATAGCCTGCGCACCTACAGCGAGCGATCGGCCGACGGCCTCGTTACCTACGTTTCTTCGCTGGACCTCCGCGTCTGGCACTCACCGGCTGCATAGGAGCGCCACGATATGTCTGATGCAATGATCGGGTATGGCACCCGCGCGTATATGATGGCGACGGTCGGTGCGACGGTACTGACCAAGATCGCCGAGGTGACGAGCGTCTCGATGCCGAACGAGCAGGTCGCCGAGGTCGAGGTCACACATTACGAAAGCCCGGGTCGCACGCGCGAATTCATCCCCGGCCTGAACGATGCGGGCGAGATCACGGTCGAGATGAACTTCGTCCCGGGTTCGGCGACCGATGCGATGATCGTCACCGCGAAGTCGGACGGCGGTGTGCGAACCTTCCGCATCGTCACGCCGGCCGATGACGATTCCCAGATGTACACCTTCCCGGTGTTCGTAAAGGGCTATGAGCGCGGGCTGCCGATCGACGATCGCATGACCGCCAGCGTGACCCTGCGCATCGCCGGCGCGGTCGTCCAGGCCGACGCAACCGCGACGCCGACCGTCATCTGATGGCGACGGTCACCGGAGCGGTCGCCTTTGAGGCGGCCGGCGTCGCGCACACGATGCAGTTCACGACCAACCGGCTCTGCCTCCTGGAGGATCGGACCAAGCTGTCGACGATCGAGGTCGCAACCGAACTCGCCCTCGGCCGCGACCAACACCTCGGCGTGAGCGCGAAGACGTTACGCGCCCTTGTCTGGGCCGGGCTCGGCAAAACCGACGCCACGCTCGCCGAAGCGGGCGACATCGTCGACCAGGTCGGGGCGAAGCGCATGGTCGGGATCGTGATCGAAGCGTTCGACGCAGCGTTCCCCGACGAAGAGGAAGGCGAGCCCAAGACGGCAGGGGAAGACGCAAACCCTCCGAGCGGGGCGGCTGGCTAAAGGCACATGAACAGTGGTGCTCCTATGGGCTCCCCTGTGATGTGTTCTGGAACCAGACGCCCCGGGTGAACTGGTCCGCCCTCAACGGCGCGGTGAAGCGCGAGCGCCGGGAATACGAGCGGTCAGCAATCACCGCGAAGTGGATCGGCGTCATGACGCAGATCGATCCGAACAAGCAGCCGAGCACTGAGAAGATGCTCGGTACGAAGAAGCCGACCCGGAAGATGGGCGGCAAGGAAATCGGCAGCGCCATGCGCGCCTGGGCACGGAGGACGCGATAATGCCAACCTCCGTAATCGGCGCCCTGCGCGTCAACCTTGGCCTCGACTCCGCGCAGTTCAATCGCGGCGCGTCCGACGCCGAGAAGCGCGCGTATGCGATGGGCGAGAAGATCGGCAAGGCGATCCGGTCGCCCATCGCTTCGATCACATCGTTGAAGGGTGCGATCGGGACGCTCGCCGGCGCATTGGCGTTGAAGGAACTGGCTAGCGCCACGCAGCGCGCGTTCGACTATGCCGATTCCATTCAGGACCTCGCCGACCGCAGCGGCGCGTCGACCAAGGCAATCCAGGAATTCCGCTACGCTGCCCAGCTGTCGGGCTCGAGCGTCGAGGTGGCGGACGCCGCGACCGAGAAGTTCGCCCGCACGCTCGGCCTCGCCCAGCAGGGCAGCGACGCGCAGGTGAAGCTATTCCGCGAACTCGGCGTGACGTCGACCGACTTCGATACCGCGCTGCGCCAGACGCTGGACGGCATCGCCAAGCTGCCGACCGTCCAGCAGCGCGCGGCAACCGGTTTCCAGATTTTTGGCAAGTCGTCGGCGACGCTCACCGGCCTGCTTGGGCAAGGCAGCCGTGGGTTCGATGAGCTCGCCCAGAAAGCGCAGGATCTCGGCATCGTTCTGAAGGACGACGTGATCCGCAATGCGGGCGGCGCCAACGACAAGCTCGACACGCTCAAGATGATTCTCAATGCGCAGTTCGCCAACGCCGTTGTGCAGAACGCGAACAGCCTCGTTGCCATGGCGGATGGCCTGACGTCTCTGACGTCGGCTGTGCTCAAGTTCCTGTCGGCAAATCCTGCGCAGGCTCTCGCCATCATCGGCGGGCTTGCTGGTTCGCGCGCGGGCCCGATCGGTGCAGCAGCTGGCGCGATCGCCGGGTATGCCGGCGGCACGGTGCTGAAGCGCAACGCGGACGACGGTAACACCGACCTCAAGTTCCGGCGGCAGCAATTCCGCCAGGCGATCGCCGACCGCAAGGCCGCTGCCGGCGCGCGCAATTCCGGAACGCTGTTCTCGGTGCGCAAGGGTGGCGGGACTGGTAGCTCGGC